TTCAGCTTGACCAATTTCATTTTGAAGTTGACGCCATTCGTCTGTGCCTATTTTCTCGTCGCCAAGTGCCGCTTGTTTTCGTTTCAGTTCTTGGACTTTATCGCCTGCTAACTCTGATTGTTGAGCCAGCAACTTCATTTTTTGTTCTGCTAATTCGACATTATCGGGGTCAAGCTCTAGCTTTTGATTGACAATATCAAGTTCTTTAGCTACATTGTCAAGCTCTTTGTTGAGGTTCAAGATTGACTTTGGATCGCCGACATCTTCAATGTGTCTTTTTGTTGACTCCATTGCCTTATCAACAATCTTCATCTGTGATTCAACTTTAGCAATTTCAATCTGTAGTTTGTTCCACTGAGCTGACCCAACTTCGGATTCTCCAAGGTCTTTCTGTTGCTTTTTGAGTTCAGCAATTTTCATAGCACCAACACGAGCTTGTTCTTGCAAGTTGACCAACTTTCGATTCAACAAGTCAACATTATCTGGATCCATCTTCAATTGTCTGTTGATGTTGGTGAAATCTTTTTTCAAACTAGATAAGGCATTGTTGATACCTTTTACAGACCTATCAAATTCAACAGTATTAGCGCCAAATTTGACGTATAATCCTTCAAACGTTTCAGCCATAACTTCCTCCTTTCTATTTAATCTGACATCACGCTAAGTAAGTCAGCGTTAGATAAGGTTTTCTTCTCTTCATGATTGATGCTCATTTGGTGAAGAGTTCCCATCAAATAGTTAAAGTGTTGGGATTCTGCCCAAAAAACATCCATCCTATTTGCAAAGATAACCTTATAGATTCTTTCAGAAGTTATGACTTCCGTTGAGGCTTTTTTTTATCTTGTGGCACCTTTGCTCTACTTCTGTTGAACTCATAAAACAGCTCTGAGAAGAATCCAATATCAATCAAATCACCAAACCAAGGAGCTAAGGAAGCTGTCTCAGCAGTTAGTTCATTCTGAACCAATCGACCATTTTCAACCTCACCGTAGAGGCAAGGGATAACTTCAGTCAGGAAGTTCATGAAGTCTGGCTCCATCAGCAATGGCATGAGTTTGATTTTTTCTTCATCAGTCAAGTCAGTTGGTTTGCCATTGATACCAGATGCAAGAGCAAGCTGTGTATAAGCTGTCAGAGCTTTTTGGTTATCATCAAAGAAGTTATGACCTGTTCGTTGTTCATACATTTTGATAGCTGGCAGAGAATAAAGAAAGCGTACCGTTTCAGTACGCTCAATTTCTTCTCCGTAACCATCAAACGCTGTGAATGATAGTTCCTTTTTAATCATTAAGAGCCTCCGCCAACAGTTGTGGTAGGTGTAGTGGTTGTTCCAAGTGCTTCATTGATAAAGTCAATAAGTTTACCTGGTAAAATGTCAGCAAACAACTTGTCAAACTTCCCACGGACTGTTCCTATGCTGTCATCACGCCATACAATTTCTGATACAGGTTTCTTTTCCGAATCCACAATGAAGTTATTTGGAGAGGCAGTACAAGGGATTTCAATTTCTTTTGGTGTTGCTGATGTTTCATCCGTTGCTGTGCTGCCTTTAGGTGCAGATGCCTTAACGTTCGTCCAAATGTGGAACTCTTCAATCTCAGCTCCAAACTCATCTGTAACAGTTTCAACATAACCCCAGACGAAGTTATTATTGACCCCAGTATCAATCAAAGCTGGTGGTGTAGAATTAGTCAGCTTCTTGCCTAAGTGATCAATCATGAACTGCTTAGGAATCTGGTATGTTGTAATAGAACCTTCCGTGGATTTTTTACCTTGCAAACGGACATGCTCCACGTTGTCAGCATAGTAGGCATTTGATTCCTGAGAAGTTTCAAAGGATGTACTTCGTAGCCCCGTAAAGGGATAAGGTTTCTGCAAGTCCAAGGCACCAGCATCAGTTTTAGCAATTTTGGCATAAAAACCATCTGCGTTACCGTGAGTGACTTCCCTTGTATCGTATTTATAAGTCATGTAAGACTCCTTTCTTATTTTGGTGTGATTTTAATGGATTTCATATCATTAAGGAATTTCTCCTTATTCTTGAGGTAGGCTGGTCTGATGTGCTCTCTAGGGGCAACAAAGCCACCGTTTTTAGTGGCATGACCATTCTCTAATAAGTGGGATAGAGATTTTTCTTTGCCATTATTATGAACAATAGCGGCGTCATCTATAATGTCGTGTGTCCAACCCTTTTCATAAACACCGTTTCGTCTAGGGCTTCCAGTTCTAATGTCATTTTCTGTACTTTGAGCAGCCTTCTTAATATTCTCTAAAACTTGATTCTTGATATCCACCTTCAGCGGTGTCATCTTCACGCTACCACTGCCCACTTGTAAACACCTCAAGTCTATAAGTTGTCAGTAGATAGTCAGTATCAGGTTGTTTTAGATTCAACTGATTTGGCTCACACATAAAATTAGACAGCATCAAATCTTCAATGCTGTCCAGTTTCTTCTTGTGGTAGTGACTGACTTGCACAGTCACTTTTCTCATGTGTACTCTATCATCAGCAGTAATGCTACTGCCTGGTGTTAACCGATAATAAAGAATGACATTGTCAGTAGATGATTTTTCTTCACGCTCCATATAGAAGACCTTAGCCTTCAAAGGGTTTGTCTCAAGAATTTCTTGAATATCTTGTCTAGTGAAAAATTTCTTGGCCATTATTTAAGTTCTCCAAGTTCGATGATAGTGTAATGACCATCATCTGATTCTGTCCCAACGTTAACCTTGTACTCTTTGCCATTATATTTGACATAGTCCAGAGTATCAGTCACATAATTGGAACGGACACTAAACCTAGCAGTCAGAACTTGACCGTCTGCCATAGCTTTATCAAGCCTTCGCTGATAGATTTTCTCTTTCTCAGCTTTGACTTTCTTTTCTACGGTCTTTTTCTCCCAGACACCCTTTTCAACCTCAACACGCTCATCATAGCAAAGAATAATAGCTACTCTTGAAGATTTCATGTCTTCACTTCATAGATTGACTTGAGTTGATACAAAAGATTTGTCATCTCTCCATCAATCCATTCCATAGTAGCAGCACTACCTGTCATCAACGATTTATCAAATCGCTGAACACATCTTAGATGTAACCAGTCAAGCACTATCTCCCTATCTTCTTCCTCAATGTCTGTCCATCCCCCTAACTCCGTTTCTTTATCGATACGGATAACAGGAACAGCATTTCTTTGTAAATATGAAATCCCACTGTTGATATATCGTAAAAGTTGGACGTCAAAGATATCCTCTTCAACGTCAATCTCTACCATTTCTTTTATTGTGTTAAGGATTGTCATTTAGACTCCCCTTTCTAATTTAACCAGCTGGTGTAGTGAACTTAACTGCAGATTTGTACTGAGCCAAACGACCACCCATAACGCTTGCAAGCTCAATGTGTCGTCGGTTAACTGTTACATCGTAATCTTCAAAGCGATCGGCTGCAACATCATCACCAATCATCTTATAAGCTTGGTCAGCAAATGCAATTATTGGGTTAGTTGCAGCGTCCATCCAATCGTAGATGTAAACTTGGAAACCAGCAATAATATTTCCATCAGTTGCAATTGGAGCAAATGGCTGAGGATCAATGTAGCGACCTTCTGCATCTTTGACCAATTTCAATTTACGAGCAATGGCTTTTGAGGTGACAAGAATTGGAGTGGTATTTGGAACCATCTTATCAATACCATCAACCAGCGTTTCAAGAACAGTATTGTCAAATACACCAGAAACGTTGATTTCTTGTGTTTCAAAGAGATTCGCTTCAGTTTCTTCAGCAATTGATTTGATTTCAGTGATTTTATCATCGGCGTTGGCTGCATTACCATCACCGATGACAACAGCACGTTCAATAGTTCGGATGAAGCCTTGAGCAAGCTCTTTCATCACATAGTTGAAGTAAGCGCCTGTTGTATCTTTCTTCAAGTCAGCATATTCAAACGCATATTTGATATAAACTGTTGCAGAGTTGATAGTGAAATCCAAGAATGTGAAGTCTTCATCTTTCTTAGTTTTACCTGCTTTGTGTCCTTTAGCTTGAGATGCTTGAGTTTGAAGAGCAACACGCACCGCATAGCGTGGGTCTTTTGAAACGTGGTTCAAGATTCCATTGTAGTTAGTAAAGGCATCTTGAATAGCGATAAGAACAGGTTCTGGAAGAATCTTAGTGAGGTTAGTCACTCCTTTTTCAACAAGGTTAGCTTCCCACGCTTTACGGGCGCTGTTTGCACTACCTTCGTTATCCATCAAAATGCGGACAAAGTCAAGAGCAGCGGCTTTGGTTTTCAAATAATCCATCGGTGTATTACCTTTCTGTTTTTCTTTGATGATTTTAGCAGCTTTGCTGAGTTCTTCTTCTGTTTCTTCAATGTCAGAATCTAAACCAGCAATGGTTTCCTTAATGGCTGTTGCTTGAGTGGCCAAATTTTCAGCTTCGGTTTTCAATTGTTCCAAAACATCATCTTCAATAGTTGCAGCTTTCAGTTTTACCTCAACTGCTGACTTTTTAAGTTTTACTTCTGACAGTTCATCGACTGCTTTTTGACGAGCTTCCAATAGCTCTACAAGTGATTTTTTCATCTTGTCTCCCTTTCAAATTTCTGCAAGTTTATTCATGATTGCTTGCCTCATGTTCGCCTGAGCGATTCGCTTATCAACCGCTGTCATATCAAATTTCTTAATATTATCAACAGTTGCTTGAGGGTTAGCTGGCACGGTCACAACAGAAATTTCAAAGATTTCAACTTCCTTGAAAATCCATCCACCGTAAGGCTGCTTAGCGTCAACAGGCTCATAATCTTTGATAAAGAACCCAATACTTAGACTATCCAACGCACCCATTTTCATGAGGTCATAAGTCTTCTTAGCCTCTGGATCACTAAGATTAAATGTTGAACGTGTTCGCAAGCCTTTTTCATCCACAGACAATTCATGTTTACCAATAACACTGTTACGATCATGATTAAGACACATCGGAACAACGGCCTTAGATTTCAGAGTGTTATCAAAACACCCCTTAGCCATCACATCGCCATCTCTGTCTGTATTGTCATAGGTTGAAGCGTAAGCCTCAAAATGAAAGTCAGCTGATTCATCCTCAACTGACTTCACGACAAAAGTTTTTAGCTTTTCCATTGCTTACCTCCTTTCGTGAAAAATATGCCAACCGCCCACCCTTTAGATTCCTACTCAGATTCTTCTGCACCGATACGCACAGCATTCAGATTAGTTTCAAATACTTCACCGCCCTCATAGCCAGGTAAACCAAGATAGGTTTCACGGAACTCATTTGAGTTCATCAATCCAGCATATTTGGACTTGAATCCACCTTCAACCAAATCCTTAAATGAAATCATGTCAGCCATATCAAAGAAGACCAATAACTTATTCCCCTGAGTCCGTGCTGTCTTCGTGAAGTATTTTCTGTTGATTTCTTCAGAATAGACACGCTGATACAACTTCATGACGCTAGAATAGTAGGCTCTATATTGTTCCTCAGTATAATCACAGGTAAATAATTTCTCATTGATACCATGAGCATTATAAAGCTGTGATTTCAAGAACTCTAATTCTTCCTTGGAAGCAGTAGAATAGTCTTTGCTAAGTTCCTGGAATTCTTCGCCTTGCTCAAGATAAGCAATGCCACCGTTCTTGGCCAAGTCCAGCATACTATCAACACGGTTTCTGGCTTGTTGCTTCAAATGTTGATCAGCTGCCTTAGTTGGTAGCTTTAAGAAACCTCTCAAGCTAGAATTGCCATCGCTAAGCTTTTCTGTCAAAGCATTCAAGTTAATATCAATAAGCTCAGTAATCTGATTGAGTTGAGCTGTAACATTCAATTTAGGATTTTCAAATACCCACACATCAGTAAGAGGAAGCTCAACAGCGACATCATCAAGCATAAGCTCCACGCTCTCGGCTGTCCAAGTCACTGTCTTCTTAGCAAGCCATATTTCAACCAGTCGGCCATTCTCCCAACGTGGCACAACAACCGCCACACCGTCACGCAACATGGCCCTAGTTACATTTGACCAAAAGACCACAGGCACTTCTAGTGGATTTGGTGAAACTGTTAGCACCTCAGCCAAATCACTATGCTCATACCAAACCATCGAATCGACACCGCCTGGGTTACGAGTAATCTTGACATGCTTAAACCTTAACTGAGCTGTGTCAGTTGAAATCTTATTGTAGATGTTATCCAAATAGATGGAGTTCCTACGCCAGTAGGAGATACTTCTTTGAAGATAGGTTCTTGTAGATTTCCGATTGTTTGGACGGAAAATCCTAGCAAAAACCTCCTTCAAATTATTCAAATAGTTGTTCATTATTCACCTCAATCAAAGTAGTAGCTCAAGTCTTCCTTGAAATTTTCATAACAGATAAAGGCATCTAGCTGACTAGCAAAGACGTCAATCTTTTCTTTTGCCTTTTCTTTATTTGGAAATACGTTGTTATTCGCATCTATCTTGACACGTACATTGGCATGGTTCCAAGTTGCCACAGGATCGTCAAAGATGATTTTACCCATCTTGGCCTTTTCCTTGTAAACCTTTAAAGGATTTGACAAACTCTTGACCGTCTGTGGTATATCGTGGCAGATATCCCCATAGTAGTCATTGAATAAGCGGATTAATTCCTTAGCATTCCAACGGTCATAGCCAACCGCAACAGGAAGAATTCTATTCTCACTCATGAACTGCCTTAATTCTTCAAAGATATAAGCCTGGTCATTGTAGTCCAACTCATGAACATGAAGCTGGCCACTAAGCTCCCACTCAGCGTATTTGTCCCTTAATTCTTTTGGAAGGCCTTCAATCGTATGACGTGGCATGAATTTCTTGTTCAAATACTGCCGCTCTTCGCCACGCACCACCATGAATGAGACAGAACAGATATCATTGACATCTGACAAGTCCACACCAAGCACACAACGAGCACTCCGCTCTTCATTTCCGACAAATAAGCTCTTATCAAACTTATCTGTCCAACCCCTACATTCTTCATTGCTAAAGTATGCAAGATAGTTGTTAACAGGAAGATTGAAAGTTTTAGCCATCAGCTCAGCTTGTTGTGCTGGATCATTCTTGCTCATTTCAATATCACGAGCGATGGTTTCTTTCTCTGTCGTGATACCAAGTAATGGCATAGCTTTCTGCCACATATCAGGGTCATGAATCTCTGACACATCATCCAACTGATAAATCCAAGGCATGACAGAATCATTGATAATCTTGTCATCAAGAATATCTACCCAGATGTTGTAATACTTATCAAATAGCTTGTCACGCTTCGTTCCATTTGTGGAAATGTACCATGTTATCCAATTCTTACGCTTACGGCTGGAACCATCATTCACAACCTTGATGAAGTCATCATCGTAAGTGTGCACCTCATCAAAGATATTGTAGTGAGCATTAGTACCGTCAAGGCTTTCATAGTCAGAAGTCTTGATTGACATAAGACTGTTAGTTGTTTCATACAAGATACCTTGCTTAGTTGACCGTAAGATGTCAGCCTCACGCATATAGTGCAGCAAGCTTTCTTCATTCGACAACATCGCCCTGGAAGCATTGAACAAATAGCCAGCCTGTTCACGACTGTAAGCAAGAAGCTGAATATCAGCCCCCCACTCACCGTCAATGATTTGACCAACCTCACCAATAGCAGAACCAAGAGTAGTCTTACCTGTACCACGAGGCACAATAATAGGCACCTCGTGAATGAGACGCCTTTCTTCGTAGTCAGTATATTCTTCCAAGGTATCAGGATTAGTCTTAGTAACCTCAACCGTATGATAAAAGCCCCACGTTGTTTCTAACCAAACCTTTTGAGGTAATGCTAAGCGTAACTTACCAGCAAGGCCTTTAGTATTGCTGCACTCTTCCTCAATGAACTCAATCCGTTTGTCAGCTTCTTCCTGCTTGAAGGTGTATTGCTCTTTATATCGCTCAACACGTCTAATTGATTTCATTGTGAGCTTACAAATACGAATCTTACCAGTATAGATGAGCTGAGCATACTTATCAAAATATCTCATCTCAACCATAACGTGCTAACTTCTCCTGAATCATTTCTTTGAGGCTGTCACCCTGTGGACTTTGCTTTTCAATCGTTGACATGATCTGCATGTTAAGCTTTTGATACTTTTCCATTCCATCAATTAGGTACTTATCAGGTAGCTCACCGTCATTGATGACCTTATTGATTTCAAGCTGGAAGTTTTCAATCACTTTTTGATTGTGATTGTATTGAGTTTTGAGATTTTTCAACCCAACTGAATCATTATCACTGATTTCAAGCGTTTTTTCTTTAGGAATTATCTTAAAAGTCTTACGAGATAGCTCAACACGTTCCTGTCTTGTGTACTTTTGCCGTTGATTGGCAAGCTTTTCCAACTCTTTGAACTGACTTTTGGTGATATTTGACCTAGTTTCTTCAAATATGCCCAGCTTTTTTCGATACCTGGTAAGGGTAGCACGACTTATTCCTAACTTTTCTAAAACTTCATTGATTTTCAAAATCATGCTCCTTTCTTGTATCAATTTTCGTCAATTTTGGGGGAGAGGTACACAAGAGGATTGACACCGTTATTATTCTAGCGCTCGCAAAATTGAAATAAGGGGGGATCCACAAATAAAAAAATCAAAATAAATTTATTTTCCGATTTTCTAAATTTAGATTTATTTTATTCTGGAAAGTTTTTGTGTTATGGCACTCGAGACAAAGTAATTGCAAGTTATCTTCGTTAAGAGTGATAGATTCATCTTGATAGTTTGATTCGTCAATCTCGATGATGTGGTCAACGATACTCTTGCTATGAATCAAACGACCACACATATCACAACGCATTCTTTTATGGTGTCTGACTTTATTTCTTAAAGTTCTCCATGGCTTGGAATTATAAAACTTAATCTGCCAAGCTCTGAACCAGTCAGAGTGTTTAGGATTCTTGAATGTCATAGCTTGATAATTCAACTCGGATTTCTCCTGTGAATCTGTTCATGAACGAAATCATCTTATACATTGGCTTGTCCCATGCATAAATAGTTGACGTGTCAACTAGAACCTCACTAGTCAACGAGTACGGATACCTTTTTGGTCTCATGTTTACCTCCAACAAAAAAGAGAAGCAGCAACCGCCGTTCTCTTCAAAATTATCATGATACAAATATATCAGATTGTTTTTGTCAATAATACCTATTTTTTTGACAAGATTGTTTTCTGTTGGTCAAATTGTGTAAAATAACCATACTGAACTATCTATATCTTATATTTTATCCAATTTTGTTTCACACTAGTAAACTAATAAGGTCAAGGCTTTAAGCCCGCTTCAAAATATAAACTAGAAACTTCCTTGTTATGGATAGTTGAAAAAATCAAAAAAATATTAGAGGCTAAAATTACTCATCTTAGTATCAAGTTCATCCTGCCTTACACAGATATAGATTAGTGTTACTGCTGGGCTTGAATGATTGAATAGTGACATCAAGTCAGCAACGTTCTTGTACTTCTTGTAGTAATGATAGCCAAATGTTTTTCGCATGGTATGAGTTCCGACATTGTCAATGCCGAGGTCTTCAGCAGCTCTTTTAAGAAACCAGTAAACCGTTTTATAGCTGAGCGCCTTGTTCTTCCCAACACGACTCTGAAATAGATACTCATGAAGCTCCTTGTCTTTTACAAATTCCCTCAGTTCGTTCTTGAGTGGCCTTGTCATCTTAATGCTTTTATACTTACCAGTCTTTTGTTCCCTAACTTTGATATGCCAGCCTTGGACATCTTTGACCTTCAGCTTGAGAATGTCTCCAACGCGAAAACCTGTATTGATTCCCAAAAGAAATAGCATGTAATACTTTTCATTCCAAGATGATAGATAGTCCTTCATGGCTTGGATATCGTCTTTGTCTCGTAGCGGTTCAACAATATTCATCGCTTTGCTCCTTTCGTAAAAAAATAAAGCACCAAGGATTTCTCGGTGCTTAGCGACACTATCAATCTATCATATTGTTTCCGTCAATTCTATATGTTTTTTTGACAAGTTACATGAACAATAATTTTGCAAGTGTATCAAGGATGACTTCACGCCTTCTATAAATCTGCTTGCTATGTCTATAAAGATAACCAGTCTCGCCATTCTCCATGATACGCCAAACATCAATCCATTCATATCTGGTATGTTTTCCCCATCTCAAGCGAAAAATTTCCTTGTCGTCTGGTTCCAATAAATCTAACAACTTTGAAACAGCTTTTTGAAATGCTTCCAACTTCAAAATCATTGGATCGCTAGCATAGTTCACAACTAGATTTTCAGAAGTATTAGTTGATGTTCCACTGCGACTAGCTCCTGAATCATCGATTCCTGGAATGGTCAAATTCTTCACTTCATAAAGTCGATCTAGCTCATGCCTACGTTGTCCGATGATTTCATCTATGTTCCAATACTTTTCTTTCAGTTCAAAGTCAAGGTAATTGCGTCTTGCCTCAATTGCTGTCTTTTTTCTCAAACTGCTCTCCCCATTTTTTCCATTGTTCAGCTGCATTACCAAAGACTACTGATAAGGTTGTAAATACATTACTAATGGCAGTGCCTATCGACTTAAAAACTTGTCGGATCTGTTCAGGACTTTGTGCCAACTGTTCTATTTCTTGTTGTCTTTGCAACTCAGCCTGTTTAGCCTTCTTTTTCTTGATTCTTTTGTTCATGCATAACCTCAAGTTGTTCTTTTCATCACATTCTCTTTAAAGTCATCAATTTCTTGCGTGACCTTTTTTAAAAGATTTTGTTCAACCATTAAATCCTGTTCGCTAGCATCTTCCCTTTTGATGTAGTGCTGCAAAGCATGTTTAATGATCTGCATTTGCTTGTACTTCAAATACATTTCCCCGCCCTCCATTTTCTCTTATTTGCCCTTTTCTTGGCTGTTTCTCTAGCCATTTCATCTCAGACATGATCTGCGTTCTTAAGCATGAGGTCCACGCATTTGTCTTTAATGGTCTCAATGGCAACTTGGTCCTCTTCCTTCTCTCGGTAGCAAGCTGTTAACTCCTTTTTAAGCTCAGTTATTTCCTCAGCATATCGGTCTTCCGTGCTAATCACATTTGGTGTGATGGTGTCAATTGGACAGCCTAGCATTGCTTGTAGAACCATTTCGACATCATCAATGATTACAGGTTCATTCGAGTGTTTGTATCCATCAGTAAATCTAAAACGAGTATCTGAGACAGATAGCGGAAAAGGAATAGTATAGCCAAGCTGTTTTGCAAACCTAAAAGTATTATCAGCCATCCTACGGTTAGCACAGACAATATAATGTCCTGTCGCATGACTTTCTAAGATTGCCATTGTAGTTTTGCCTAAACATCGGCCAAATCCGATAATTTTAGTCATTAATTCCTGTCCTCCATTCAATAAAATCTTGCTTGATTTTGCCTGTCAAAGTCTTTCTCACAAATCTGCCTCCTTCACAAATACACCGTCAATCATCTTGCCTTTTCGGTCCTTGATTTCGTCATAGGCTATCTTTAGACAAGTATCAGCCGTTGTGCAATTATGAATAGCGACAGAATGGATGTTGCTGTGTAGCATAATCAAATCTGGCTTGATTAGTGGTATCTTGGTCTCATCGTAAATTACATGTTTGTATAATTTATTTGCGAGATTGCCAAGACTGGCAACCATCAGTAGCAATTCCATTTCTTCTGGTGTCGCTCGAATGTCAGCACCATTCTTGATCTGCAATTCCAGACCAATCAAGACAACCTGCATGTCACCCAAGGCATCCTTAATCAGATCAGACTTGCCTTTGGCTACACCTTCAAACAATTCTCCAGCTTCCTCCATCAGTTTCTCAAACTGCTTAACTGGATTTGCTTCGTGTAGGTTGCGGTCAACAAACCATTGTTCAACCTTTTCATCTAACATTTTAGTCATTATTCTTTCTCCTTTGTTTTCTAACTTTGTTTGCACGTATTTCCAACTCAATCCTTGTTAATGGAAATAATAGAATCACAAGTGAATAAACCAATAATTCCGTTAAAAACAACATAATAGTTGCAAATATATTTAATAGCATTTCAACAGGGTAAAATATCTTTGAGTTATGTATGCACCAATCAAGGTATTTCTCCCAATCTTTTTCACTTTTAGGGAATATTTTCCATAATAGCTTCTTCATTCTGACTCCTTTTGCACACATTTCTTGTAACTTTTCCAAAAATCATCTAGGTTTTCAGATAACGGCATTTCTCCATAATGGATGTAGCATTGGATAGCCTCCCCTAGGTTATCACTGTTGATAGCACTAAAAGGCATCGCATCTAGTTCGTAATTTGAAAAAATTTCGTTCATTCGTCGCTAAATCAATAATTGACTAGCTCTTGCCTCTTTCAATTTTTTCATAAATTCATTTTTTGTTAACATTGTTTCTCCTTGTTATCAAGTAATAACAATCAACTGCCCCATAATCAATCCTGATAGTTTGGCTTCTGATTTTCTTGCTTGCAATGAAACGTAGTCGCTTTTCTGCTGAGTAATTTTTCGCATGATTAATGATAGCTTCAGCTGCTTTCTCTTTGTTAGCATAGTATCCGATATGGACTGGTTGATGTCCGTTAATAATCATTGTCGCTTCATAGGTCATCATTCCTCCTAAAATTTCATGAAGGTCATCCAATGGGTAGTCCCACGTTGTTGACCAAAGAGTGGCTGATGCGGTACTAATTCCAAGATTTCTTTGACATTTACCTGTGCATCGGACCACTTAAAGATTAGTGTTCCACCAGTCTTTAGCACCCGAAAACACTCTTCAAAGCCTTGCTGTAGGTCTAGTCTCCAAGTTAACAAATCAAGTTGCCCGTATTGGGCACGCATGAATGATTTTTGACCAGCCCACAGAAGATGAGGTGGGTCAAATACAACCAAATTAAATGTTTCATCTTCAAAAGGCATATCACGGAAATCTGCTACAATATCAGGCTTCACATTTATTTTCTTTTTGTGAATTTCAAATTCTTCTTCGCGCCTATCCATGTAAGTTGTGTGAGGCTCGGCTTTATCAAACCAAAACATCCGACTACCACAGCAGGCATCTAATATTCTTATTTCACTCATCAATACCTCCTATCTTCCGTCTCTTTCGGATATGCAAAGCTGTTTCCGACCACACCTTCCAAAATCCGACTGGACAATGCACCGTTGCCATAGTCATCTGCATACAAGGTTTTGATTTCCTTGCTGGTCAGATTTGTGTTGATGATCGTGTTGCTCCGTTTGTCCAAAATCTCATAGAGAATCTGATGTGTCCACTCGTTATTGCGAGTGTCAGCTTTCCGACTCTCTTTCCCAAGATCATCCAGAAAGAGAAAGTCAACCTTGCTGAGTAGCTCAATCATCTCAGCTTGAGAGTACCCATTGTCTGTGTGGAAGCTCTCTTTGATTTTGGTAAAGAGAGTGACCAGCGATACAAAGAGCACTGACCTCGGTTGTCCATAAGCCTTAAATTGCTCATTCATGTGCTTGGCCAATCCATATGTCAGATGACTCTTGCCAACCCCTGAAGGTCCAGTCACAATGGCATTGCCGAAGCCCTCATGCCGATAGAATTGCTCAATCCTCTTGGCAAAATTGATAGCCTTCTGGTCAATGTCAGCCTTAATCTCATAATTTTCAAGGCTCTTGCTTATTAACTTGTCAGATACCAGACTGTCTCTCTCAAAGACTGCGTAGGTGTCAGCAAGCTTATTGTTAACCTTACTCTGATTGTTCAGCTTACTTTCAAATGTCTGGATTGCTGCCTTGGTGCATTCTGGACATTGCTTCAGTTCTTCCATCTGTCCATTAATAGGTACCTTGGTCAACCAAAGCTGACAACCGTGGACCTCACAGGTTTCGTCCAAGACCTGCCTAGTCCGAAAATTTTTGAATGGATTCATCTAAAAGCCCAACCTTTCATCAACTGCATTAGCTAGCAACTGTGGCCTTCTTGGCATTGTCGTATTCAGATAGTTGTCCATCTTATTCCCAAATAGGGTCTGTGGTTGAAGATATTGCTCATACTCAGTGCCAATCCATTTGGTTGACATGATGTCAACCACCTTCTTAAAATCTTCCAAAGTGTAGCCCTCTTTGAGCCGTGCCTTGATGAACTTATGATGGCTAGCAGTATCAACCTTGAAATTCTTCTTAGCTTTCAAATTCAGATATGAGATGACTTCCTTGCAAATCAACAATTTATTATTGTTATTCTCAGTCTTAGTATTCTCAGTCTTGATTGTGTGTACTTTTTGCACTTCCGAAAGTGTATTTTCTACACTTCCAAGGTGTACTTTTTGCACTTCCTGAAATGTATTTTCTACACTTCCATTAAGAGCCTCAAGATAAATACGGTTTGGCAAGTTCATTCCTTGTCTGACTTCTGTCATTAGACCAGCGTCTTTCAATTCCTTTTTGATTTTGATAATCGTCTTGTTGCTATTGCAATTTAAGTCAATCATCAACTGGTCATTTGTGTAATATTGGAAGACATTCCCTTCTTTATCATGCCAGCCATTTTTTAAAGATAGCTCTAACCTATCAAAGAGAAGCATATAGAGCATTTTAGCGTTATTGCTCAATACCTTATATTTTTCATCATAGATGAATGGCTTTGGAAATTTAAAGAAGGCTAGAAATCCAGTTACCTCACTCTTTTTAATCATGCTTATTCCTCCTCCACACTTGAAAACTTGGTATATTCCTTGTGGAAGTACATCTTGACTGTCCCAAGGTCACCATGCCTGTTCTTCTTGATGATCAGCTCAGTCAAATTCTTTTCTGGCTGATCGTCTTTCTTGTCCTGATAATAATCGTCTCGATAGAGGAAGGCGACGATATCAGCATCTTGCTCAATACTGCCTGACTCTCTCAAATCGCTCATGATTGGTCGTTTGTCCTGACGTTGCTCGACACTACGAGAAAGCTGTGACAGAGCAATGACAGGTACTTTCAATTCCTTTGCAATAATCTTCAACTGACGAGATATCTCAGACACTTCCTGTTGTCTATTGTCTGACCGTGACCCTTGTATCAATTGCAGATAGTCAATAACAATCAGGCCTAACCCTCCTGTTGCTTGGGCTAGCTTTCTAGCTCTGGACCTAATTTCAGCTATTCTGATGCCAGCCGTTTCATCGATGTAGATTGGTGCTTCTGCTAGTTGCCCTTGTGCATAAATCAACCGTTGCCACTCTATCGTTGTCAGCTTTCCTGTCCTGATGTGATAACTTTTGATAGTCCCTTCAGCTGCAAGCATACGCTCAACCAAGCTCTCTGCACCCATCTCGAGAGAGAATATGGCCACAGGCTTATTGGACTTGCAGGCGACATTCTGGGCGATGTTGAGGGCAAATGCCGTCTTACCCATTGCAGGTCTAGCCGCTAAGATTATCAACTGGTCCTCATGCAGTCCAGTTGTCAACTTGTCAAAATCGGTAAATCCAGTAGCAATACCAGTCACATCGCTTGACACATTTGAGCGTTGCTCAATCTTGCTATGGCTATCCAAAATCACATCATAAATTGGCTTGAAACCTGTATTGTGATTGGAATTGCTGGCATTAACCAAAGCTTGTTCCGCCCTGGCAATCAGGTCATTGGCAGACATTTCTCCAGCATAAGCACCAGAAACTGTATCCGAAAGATTGGCAATAACCTTTCTCAACAAAGACTTCTCAGCAACTGTTTTAGCGTAAAATTCAGCGTTGGAACTTGTTGGCACAGCATTGATAATCTCAGCAATGTAGGCCAATCCTCCAACACCACTCAAGTCTCCCTGGTCCTCCAAAGCGGTCTTCATCGTCACAGCATCAATCGCTTGCCCCTTATCAGACAAACTCTGCATGGTCCGAAAGATTATCTGATGCCCTGGTCTGTAAAAATCTTCTGGTTTTAAATGCTCAGCGACCAATACAATTTTCTCTGGATCAATAAAGATAGAGCCAAGGACTGCTTGCTCAGCCAGGAGATCATGTGGTGGAGTTGTTATGTTGTCCATCCCTATCCTCCCACATCTCAGCATTCACACCTTTATTAAACAAGTCCTGTTGGTAAATTCTAGCCTTCTGCCATGTATCAAACGACCGTTTTTGGTAAAATCTATAACCACGCTTAGTCTTGGTTTTCTTTGCCACAATCCAGACCATAGTTAGACCTCACGATCTGCCAATAGCTCAGCTTGGCACTTGTTGACACTTTCAAAGTAATCAATCTGTCTGTTTAATTGGTCAATCAGTCTAGCCTGGCCAACGCATTCCTGATTCTTCAGCAAAGCCAGTTTCTTGTATTCCTTGGCTGTGTGCCTAGCGTTGGCCAATTCACGTTCCAGCTCATGCTGATTTTGAGAAATGTAGTTATCTTCCTCGGCACTAAAAAAAATTTTTATCATATCCCAAAATTTCATATCATCCTCCGTAATATCTGTGGATTTGTAAGTATCTCAAATTCCGTTCTGGTTGTTTTTCTTCCACAATTGGTTCTTTGACCTCAATTTCAATCTCAACAGGCTTTCGAATAAGCCAGATTAAGATTGTGGTCAAAATAGCAATAAATGCTAAACCTTGTTCAGCTGTCAACATCAATTCTTCTGTCATATCCATCTCCTATGCCAATACTTGCCAATTATCCCGTAGCCAGACACGTACGGCATCCCTCGGAATGCGAATACTCCCGTTTTCATTTCTGATCACAGGCATGCCTTTTGAGATAAAATATTTCACAGTCGCATCGCCAATTTTCAACCACTTTCTAAATTCCGCTTGGGTCATGACTGGCGGATAAGCGTTGTCACGATCAAACATCTCCGACTTCTCAGCCCATGCTACAGTCATGATGTTTTCAATCTTTTCTTTAAAAAAGCTTTCAAAATCAATCATAATATGTTACACTTTCTTTGTATATTTAGATTTGGGCCTGATTGCCGTCAGGCTTTTTTTGCGTATTACAATTCATAAGCGTTCATCTCCAAAATTCTCATTTTGGTGTTTGTACTTGGTTCCCACGTCATCCAGTAAGACAATGCCGCTTCAGCAAATTTCTTTGGCAACATGTCATAGCGATTGATGTTGAAATGATCTTTAAAATCAACCTCAGCTTGTCGAAAGACCGACTGTGCAAAGATTTTGTCAGCATAGGCTGGACTGTCCATCCCACCTAGACAAGCAACGACACGGGCTTTTCTCTTCTTGAGTAGCGCTTGAGCAAAGCTTGGATGAATTGGTTGTTCATTTTTGAGATAATCAACATCTTGAGCCAATACCAACTGCTGCTCTTTCAGTTTTTTCTGCCCAGTAAATAGAGCAATGAAAGCCTCATCTGATAGATTTTCGGGTACATAAGCTCCCTGCTGACGAATCTGTAATAATACCTCGCTAGTTACCCAGCGTTTAAATTCTTTAGCCTGCGGAAGCTTGCTGGATAAAATCAGCGAATAAAGACCAGATTCGTTGATGATAATAGTTTCTTGCATGCGACCTAAATTGTCTGTGATGCCCTGTTTTAGGGCGTCATCCTCATCAACATGAAGTGCAATCGCATTTCGTGATTTTGAATAGCCTAAAATGTCAGCTACATCTTTGCCAACAAACCATGGCTCATTGTTAATAGTTACAGTTCGGACTTCCTGTCCGTGAAAAACAAAAATTTCGTTCATAAAATTCCTTTCTGTGATATAATTTTGTTAGATATTTTGGTAAGCTCCTGACTTCGTCACGGGGCTATTTTTATTAGCTTTTCGCTAATTCGTCCAGGCTCACATCAAGAACCTTGGCGATTTTTTTTACTGTTTCAAAATGCAAATCTTTGACCCTGCCGTCACGAAGGCCATAAATTTGAGCTGTGCCGACTCCGGCAAGTATGCAAAGTTTATAAACTGTTAATTTTTTTTCAGCTAAAATTCGTTCGATATTTTTCCATAACATATAGTTTTACTCCTTACCAATATTTATAAAATTAGTTTTAACGCTTATACAGACTTGTGCACAACATATGGTGTATATTTTTGTTTTCGTACACTACATATTGACAATATTGTGTTTTTAATATATAATTCACCCATGACAATCAGGAAAATAAATCCAACTTTAACTACCAATTCAAGTGATTTTCTCCTGTGCGTCAAATATTAAGGAAAGGAGGATAAGTCATGGATTTAAATAAAGTAAGACTTGTAGAAGCTTGTTACGAATATTTATTAGATAAACTAGCCCCATCTGTTAAAGAGTCGTTCAAAGGAAGTTCTTTAGTATTTGAAAATAATCAAACCATGTACCAATTTCAAACATTTCAAGAAAATCCTTACAAGGCCACATTTATCGAATACAAACTAGCTCAATTTGAGTTGAGTGAAATTCGTAAAGACATCAGGAATGTCTATGATCTCTATAAAGCTCTACAATTAAGAGATACTGAGTTGAGTACTCTGGCCAACGTTACTGATGTATCAGTTGTTAAAGCACTAATCTTTAAACTACTTAGCAACGCTGACCTCGATACTCTATCTGAAATTTATCCAGATTTAAAAGAAGATAATATTGTTTACAATCTCCAAATACTTGGAAACAATATAAAATTCCCTATCTATCAATTTTCAGATGACTCAACTTTTCGACTAGTCGCTATCACTTAAATGTTGGACTTCGCCAGTAAAACGAAACGTTTTTAGCCTATAAGCAATGTCTTCAAGCTCATGGGCTTTTTTTGTGAATTCTTCAGATAATTCCTGAAATTCTTCAACATTAGTTAATTTAACTTCGATGAAAGCTTTCATGCTACTTCTCGTTTCTAGTTTGGTTGGTTGTCCTCCCTGTGATATAATCAACATATCAACAAGGAAAGGAGAATAATTTGAATGGACACTAAGCAATTTATTGAAGTTGTTAACGAACAAATCAATAAAAACTTCAATGTGAACAATGAACTTGTGGAATATGTTATATCCGAACTAAACCAAATGAATACGCAAATCACACAAGAACAAACTCAGCACATTGTGAATATTATTGAGTATGTTTCAAAATCAACTTCAAAAAATACCGTTATCACCATTACAAATGCACTGCTTGAACTCGGTGCACTAAAGACTGACTAGCTATGTCATTAGCGTTTATCTGATTTGTAATAATCTTTTTCGGGTCTACCGTTAACTCGGTAGGTTCTTTTTGTCTATACGGATAACGTTTCGGTCTCATAGCCTTCTCCATTTTTAGTTTAGTTGAGTCTATTTGTTCTTTAGTCCAATTCCCAAGGACTATTTTTTCAGAATCTACTGTTACCGTAGTAGGTTCTTTTTCTTCGTCCATAACAATGTTCACATAACATTCAATTGGTTTATTAAATGCTTTTTCTAGCTTCTGTACTTCGGAAATAGCTTCTTCTGCTGTGTTGCAAGAAATGTTAAATTGTAGTTTGTTCATGTTGCTCCTTTCTACTCCTCCTCAAAACTTTCCCAACTCTCAGAAATTCTGAGTTTCTTGTTTACTTTTAGCTTGAGGTCATCGCTTCCATGTCCCTCTTTAAGCAAACGAGTGACCATAGCAGGTGAAACACCAAGCACAGTCGCAAAATCAGACTGTGACCAGCCACGTTCATGTAGTCGCTTTTTAACCAAATCAATCCATTTTTGATGTTGTTGGCTCATATTTTCCCTTTCTATTTTTGGTATAATTGACTTATCATCATGGAAAGGAGGATAAGTCATGAATAAATTAGACAATAGCAAACTAACGAACGATGCAAAGTTTTTGATTTCTTCTATGTACGCTGAATACATCAAGAGAAGAAGGAAACAAATTCGTGAATATCAAGCCAGAAACTTCCACAGCATTGATTTTCTCAAAACTAACATCATGCCTGAATGGTCAAAAGAAGATATACTAGATACCTGTTTTGAACTAAGAAAATATGGTTATATCGAAGGAACTTTAGCAGACGATACTTTCTATACGCTCTACATCACGACAGAAGCAATTTCTGAACTTGAGACTGATTTCAAAGATACTATTGACACCGTTCTTGATTATGCTGCCAAGATTAAAAACGCTATTCCTTTTCTTTAATTCCAAAGGGATTAGCCTTTAATTCATGCAAGGTTGTCTCAATGTGGTCTAAATGTTGTTTCAATTCATCCCTTGCTACCCTTGATGCCTTGAATTCAGTCGCAATGATTTCAAGGCTTTTTGCTATCCGTTCAAAGATAGATTTCATCACTTTCTCCTTTCTTTTTTATAAAATAGTTAAAAAGTTAGTAAAACGATTGACAAAAAGTAATCTATAGATTAAAATATAACCATGAAGAAAACACTTGATAAAACCCAGTTCAATCAATACATTCTGCTCGCCAAAGCTATTATTTTTTTGAATTAGTTTTAACTAGTGTACTTACTAACTCTTTAACTTTACAAAAACTATTGTAATCTATTGATTAAATTATGTCAAGAGTTTTAATCAATTTATTTCAATATTTTTTGTCAATCTCTTAGAAAGGTTGATAAAATAATGTTTCCAACGTTTGAAAAAATAAAGGAACTAGCTGACAGGCATGGAATTTCAATCAATAAATTAGAAGAACGACTAGGATATAGTCGGAATACAATATATAATTTAAAGACAAAAAAACCAAACGCTGAGCGTATTGCAGAAATCGCCGACTATTTTAATGTTAGTACAGACTACCTGCTCGGACGGACAGATAACCCACGAATTGCCAGCGATGAACAGAGTGACCCTGCTGTTGATAATCTGACCCAGCAAGCTATTGTGATGTTCCGTAAGGAAACTGAAGGTCTATCAGATTCTGAAAAAGAACGATTCAATGTTGCTCTTGCAGGATTGATGAAAACAGCGAGACAACTGATTCAAGATGATTCTAACTGGAAGTAGGTGTCTATTGAAATACCAACCGTTAACAAGGGAGCAGTATTTTGAATATCACGCAAAGGCTTATCAGATACTAAGTCAGATTGGAAAAGATAAAGAGAGTCTCCGATATCAGGATGTCATTAGATATTTTGAACAGCATTATCCAATTCTCTTCAACTTTCTTGATTATGATGAAATGAAAGAACACTTTCCAGAATTACCAGATTACCAACCAACAGATGCAGATATTAAGTATAGGGGGTTGGTTGCCAATCGGACAGTAACCTTTACTGACAAGGTTTTGTGTGAAAGCTGTGCTGGTCTGACTGTGCCAGACTTAGAGCTTAGACGCTACATCATCTATATCAATCAACATACAAACACTAAGGGTCGCGTTATCTTTACTATTCTACACGAACTTAGTCATATATACTGCCACCTTAAAGATAATCAAAGTCCGTCAATCTATATGTCTCTCATAAGTAAGAATGCAAGCGAGAAATATCCAGACGAACTTATCCCAATCGAAAAAGAAGCTGACACTGTAGCTTCAATCCTATATCTTACAGATGAACGCATCAGAAAGGCACTCACGACGAGAGAACTTTTTGAATCTATCCAACGTGAAACTCACATCAGCAAACCTGCTCTACATAATAGATTGATGAATTACTTAATCTATAATTTACAGTATGCTGAAAGCTATGCCTTGAAGTTAGTAATGAATTATCGACAAGGTGGGGATCAAATTTTTAATATCTTAAGACTATGACAAAAAAGGAGGATTTGAATGAACGTTATTTTTACTTTATTACTACTTGCAAGTGGATATTCCATCTGGTTTTTTGCAAAAAAAAGAAAGAACAAAAAATATCGAAACTTTTCTATTTTAACTTTTGTTTTATCTTTCATCCTGATAGGAATTACTTCTCCAACGGAAAAAACTACACAAAATAAACATGATGAAGTGCATTCTGAAGCTTTAAAATATGCCAATGAAATTATTTCAACACCTGCATCATTTTCAGAATATACCTTCAAGGAATATCTAGTTAATACTAGCGAAAAATCATTCTCAAGTGATACTGTTCAATATATAATTGATAACATATCTGAAGATACTTGGGTAAATGAAGCTTTAGATATTGCAAAAGAGGAGCGGGAAAACGGGAAAACTGATGAAGAGATTCTTGCTAGTCTAACGGATGAATATGTAAAATTCACTCAAAGCCAGGCTGAAGCAGCAATTCAAAAGCTAAACAAATAAAAAAAGCCCTACGCTCAAATTTTGGTCGAGGAGAGCGTAAGGCGAATCATGTGTAGTAAAAACCTGCTTTGCAGTAGGTCTCTTTACTATACCCATTTTATCAAATTTGAAAGGGTAAATCAATGGCATCTTATCGAAAACGTAGCAACGGCTGGGAATATCGTATGTCTTACAAGAAACCAGACGGCACTTTTGGCTCAAAGTCACAAGGTGGGTTTAAAACAAAGGCTGAAGCTGTCATTGCAGCTTCTCAAGCACAGATTGACTTAGAGAATAATGTTGTTGTCGATAAGACCGTAACTCTGGCAGATTACTTTGAGCAGTGGGCAGAAGTTCATAAAAAACCTCATGTAGACCCTGTCACGTACGAAAAATACGAGTTTACCCATAATAAAATAATGGAATACTTCCCTGATGTCAAGATGCACAAAATCACCCCTACAACCTACCAGAATGTGCTGAATTTAATGTCAGATAGATTTGTAAAGGAAACAATCAAACGGATCAATTCCCATATAAGAGCTGCCTTAAAAGTTGCTGTTTACGAGGGAACGTTAAAAAAAGATTTTACAACGTTAGTCAAAGTACATTCCAACGTTGAATCTAAATCTGAAGAAGATAAATTTATTGAACTGGAAGAATATCTTGAGCTGATTGCCCACTCTAGAAAGAATATCAAATACCAATCCCACTTTTTTATCTACTTAGTATCCAAGACCGGTCTTAGACCTGCAGAAGCTCAAGGGCTGACAACAGATGATATGCTGGATATTTTAGAGCTAGTTGTAAATAAGTCTTACAAGATAAGTGGCAAAAACAAAGGCTGGAAAGGGACCAAGAACAAGCAATCAAAACGTAGAGTCCCTTATGATAGTGATGTCTGGGAAGCCTATCAAGAATATATCAAAACAGGCTACATAGATAATCCAGAGAAACGGCTCTTTGTCAGAGCATCTGATACAGCGATTAAGAAGGTTATCAGAAAGAGGGTAAGCAACAAGCTAGCAACACCACACAGCCTTCGACATACTTATGTCAGCTACCTTAAACACAAAGGAATTGACATTTTGACTATTTCAAAATTGATTGGACACAAGGATGTTTTAGAGACACTAAGAACCTATACACACCTTTTTAAAGATCAGCGAGAGGAAGATTTTGAAAAAGTTCGACAACTCTTTTAAAATATTTTGGACAAATTTTGGACAAGAAACACAAAAAGCCTGTTAAATCAGGCTTTTTTAGGTGGTTTCTATCTCCCCTGCAGGAATCGAACCTGCAACTAATTCTTAGGAGGAATTTGTTATATCCATTTAACTAAGGGAAGTCTGCCTTTCTATTGTAACTCAGAAAAGGACAGAATGCAAGACTGAGACTGTTTTAGTCTGCTGCATGTTTACGGTATTTTTCCATTTTTCCTTTGAACAATTCCCCATTACTTGGGGCGGTATAGGTGATGGCATTTGCTCCAGCTGCTATAACTTGACGAATGCATTCTTCGGTTGGTCCACCAGTTGCCATGATAGGAAAATCGGGATACTCTTTCCGAATTTTTTCTACAACTTTCGGGGTTTCAACACCACATGAAACATTCAAGATATCAACCCCCGCTTCAATCCGAGATTTGATATCAGATTTATCTGAAACAACTGTATAAATAATGGGAATATCGATGACCTTATTGATTTCCTCAATTGTTTCAACAGTTGTTGGGCCATTTACAACAACAGCATAGGCTCCCTCTGATTCAGACAATAAGCTCATATTAGCCGAACGCACACCAGTTGTTAAGCCACCACCCACGCCAGCCAGAACAGGTACAGAAGCAACCATCATGATACTCTTAATAATGGCAGGAATTGGAGTAAAGGGATAAACCGCTAGAATGGCATCCGCATTATGATTCGCAATAATTGAAACATCGGTGGTAAATAAGATGGAACGAATGCGACGACCATAAATGCGAATACCACTACATTCTTTTATGACTTCGGGCATTTGAACAATATCTTGTCGTAAATCAGACATGACTGATGGGATATGTGGTTGAGTCATCATAATACCTCCTACGGTGGTTTAACAATTTAATTACCCTGCCAATTGGCCAGCCTGAAGCTCATACATCCGATGATAGGTTCCCTTGAGGGCTAGTAATTCTTCATGGTTACCTGATTCAATAATTTTGCCTTTATCTAAAACGTAAATGCAATCTGCATCTTGAATCGTTGATAACCTGTGCGCAATTGCAATGGTTGTACGTCCTTTTCTCATTTTTTCAAGTGAATGCTGAACAGTCTGTTCTGTTTCAGAATCAATATTAGCAGTCGCTTCGTCTAGAATCAAAATCTTGGGCTGGCTAGCCATGGTTCTTGCAAACGCAAGTAACTGCCGTTGCCCAGTTGAAAAGGAAGAACCCCTCTCTGTAACAAGCTGTTGGTAACCATTAGGTAATTTTTCAATAAATGGTGCTGCATCAACAAAACGAGCAGCTTCAATAATGTCATCCTGACTGATATCTTGATACATTTGAATGTTGGAAGCAATTGTTCCATGATACAAGAACGGTTCCTGCAATACAAGCCCAATATTAGAACGCAATTCGTGAGGTGCGAATTGACGTATATCTTGTCCATCAATGAGGATGCGGCCCGATTGAAATTCATAAAAACGCATAAATACATTTATTATGGAAGATTTTCCAGATCCTGTAGCCCCAACAAAAGCAATGGTTTGTCCTTTTTTTACTTCGAATGAAACATGATCCAAAATTTTCCGCTTGCCATCATAAGAAAATGACACATCTTCAAAGACAATATCCCCTTTAATGATTCGCACATCCGTACTCTCTTGCCTTGGCTCCTCAATCGTTTGATCCATTAGAGTAAACACGCGCCCCGCAGACACCATAGAAGTCTGAAGGGTTGAAAAGTGTTGGGTAACTTCTAAAAGAGGATCAAATAAACGATTGGCATATTGGATAAAAGCATAAATGAGTCCTGCGGAAACCGGTGCATCTGACCAATCCAAGCCAAAATAGGTCATTAGAAAAGCATAGGCTAGTATTTTTATCAGCGAAAGAGCAGGTCGCAAAAACAGGCTATCCAAAGCCATTGACCGACTGGCAAAGGCTAGATGTTCTTGATTAATAGCTTCAAACTCATCAGATAAACGTTCCTCTTGTCTAAAGGCCTGAATAATCCGAATTCCCTCAATACTCTCAGCAAGTTTACTATTGATTTGACTCAATAAACTCCGTGTTTTTTCCACAACGGGTGCTGCTTTTTTTCGATACATATTCACCAATATAAAAATGATTGGTAAAAAGAGGACAATGAGGCTGGTTAATTTCCACTCAAGAGCAAACATGGTATACAAAGTGACAGCTACGACAAAAATAGCGGAAATGAAGCTGGACAGTATCCCAGAAAACATCTCTGAAATACTCTCCGTATCATTTGTCAATCGAGATACAATCGAACCACTCGGTGTTTGATCAAAATAGGCCATCCCCAAAGATTCCATTTTAGAAAAGGCATCCTGGCGAATATCTCGAACAATACTGTAAGAAACCTTAGCAAACCAAAAATTGCCAATATACTGAAACAACATCTGGAGGATATACAGACCAAAATAGCCACCTAAAACCAACAAAACCCCATCTGTTACTTGATGGACATAATGATCAATGAAATAAGATGCCAGCAAGGGAATGATACTACTAATAACTGTGGTTAACAATAAAAAACTTAAGGCAGCGATGGTTAGAAATAGATAAGGTTTGACATAGGACAATAGCCGCCAAAAGACATTTTGTGGTGCTTTCTTATTCAT